CGGGAGAGGCGCACGACGTGCAGTCCACTCGTGCGGTGACTTGTCACGGTCGCCACGGGAGCGCAGATTCCACAACGGCGCGTCCTCCAATTTCTGAAACTCGTAGATACTGCCGTCGCCACACGCGAGTACGAACAGTACGCGGTCTGGCCCAAGGTCTGGCTGTATCGGGTCGCTGAAGTTGACGGCGTGGGTCACTTGCTTCGCCATACCATTAGTAGTACCCCGAGGTATATAAATCTTGTTTCACCATGGTGAAAAGCGATTTCCAAAAAGAAATCGCTGACCGCTCCGCCGTCAGCCCTTAGTGTAATTCTATTGCCACGTCGGGGCCTTCGGCGTCGATACACAGCCTACACTCGCCACACTTCGGACGTTCATCGCCCGAGGCGTCGGAGTAGTCGAACGGACACCATACCGTATCTTCGGGAAGGTCGGAGCCTTCGGGAAGTGCCGTGAATCTTCGGTCGCCGTATTCCCGAAAGTCGTTAGACTGATTGACAGTAAAACTGTCAGCCAGTGACCAATTCAGGTAGTCACTCGCGGAATAGGTGTATACGTCAACTTCTACCAATTGCGCAATGCGGTTAACCTTGATTATGTCAGCGTCATTACGAAAGTCGCCCGCTTCGGAAAACCGAATTGCGGTAACGTCATTTCGCTTACGTCCTACGAGCGTTTTAAACGCTCGTGCGAACATGTCAGCCGTCATACAATCCCACAAGTATTCCTGTCGCCGCCGGTATGGTAGGACTTGTGGGTATTGCCGTTCGGCCTTACCCGCGTAACATGACTCCCATGGAACCTGACAGTTTTTCGACTCGCGGTTAGGACAGTCACTCGCGCTATTCATGTTAAAAATCGCAACCGACTTTGCGATTTTATTGTTGCCGAATTGTATGTAATCCGACAGGATATGCGACCACGCGGTAATGTCGTCGCCAGCGTTATCCATACGGTCGCGCAAAGTGTCAATTCCATCAACAGTGTCTATGTCATAGTCGTACATGGTTGGTGTGTCGCCTCACTCTTTAGTAGGGGCCAAGGGTATATAAATCTTGTTTCACCATGGTGAACTGCGAGTTCGTGACGAACTCGTCGGCGGTCGGTGAGTCGGAGACGTAACCGACAGAAACGCTTACCGTAAAAAATTACGGCGCTCGCTGTTGAGCGCCCCTTACGCCAGCGAGTTGACTACTTCGTCCACGGCGTCGGCTTCGACACCGGAGTGCTTGCCGTCCATGGAGACGTAGTTGCCGATGAAACGGACACCGGAGTTCGGCGTGTCCGTCGTCGGGGACTCTCCTGACAGGATGACGCTCCGGCCACGGGACTCCGCTCGGGACACCACGTCGTTCAGGTACGTGGAGACGGTACGCGAGCGCAAGCTCTTGTGTCCGGTGAACACGGTGACGGCTTCGCGGGACTCGTTGTACTCCGCGACCTTCAGCCAGCCGTAGGCGATGAGTGCCACGTTGCCGGACTCGGTTTCTTCGGTCGTCAGTCGGTTGTCGGAGTAGGCTTCGCCAGCGGTACGGTCGAGGAACATGTCGAGCAGGTTCGCTTTGGTGTTGACGTTCATGGTTGTCTCGTGTGTCGGGGTCTTGCTTCGCGCCCCTTCACATACTACTGTAGTACCCGGAGGTATATAAAGTTTATTTCACCATGGTGAACTGCGAGTTCGTGACGAACTCGTCGGCGGTCGGTGAGTCGGAGACGTAACCGACAGAAACGCCTGCTCCAAAAAAGAGCGCCAGTTACGTCAGGGCCACGGCTCGGAGAGTCGGGTACACGGGAATGCGTACTCTTTGTCCGAACCGTCTACGTAGCGTGCCATGACCACGGGAGCGTCACTCGGATGACTCGGGTTCATGTAGGCGACACTCCGGCGACCGGTGTCCACGTCCACGTAGTGTAGGCGCGACTCTTTGTGTAGCACGTCTGTCACTTCGACTCGCCCGTCACCGAAACGAGGGTTCGACTCGGGGTCTACCAGAACGTCGCCCACGTCGGGAAGGTCATACGACTGTGACCAATTCGCACCCTCGTCGTACTGTTGAACGAGGTAGTGCGCCTCGTTGGTAATCTCTGCGAGATTACCCATGTCGTCGTCGGAGAGGTTCTCGCGTAGCGTTTCCAGAACTTTGTATGCCGCGTCGATTTCTTGAACGGTGATGCCGTCGTCGGTGGTTTGCTCCGCCATGTAAATGTTGTTTCACCATGGTGAACTGCGAGTTCGTGACGAACTCGTCGGCGGTCGGTGAGTCGGAGACGTAACCGACAGAAACGCTGGCCACAAAAAAGTACGGCGCTCGCTGTTGAGCGCCCCTCTACTTAAAGAGGTCGCCCAGCCCGCCGGACTCCTCTGCCTCGATACGGGACACGAGGCTGTTACCGAGGCGCTTGGTCTGTGCCTCGAAGCCGTTGACGCGGATGGTCTTGAAGAACTGGCCAGCCTCACTCTCGGAGAGAGTGACCTGAATCCCATCCTCGTAGACCATGCTGTCGAAGTTGACCGTACTGAGGCTATCCAGCGCGTCTCGAACGTCGTCGGTGGTAGTCGCCATTGCGATTAAACAAAGGAGATACACACTTATAAATCTTGTTTCACCATGGTGAAATACTCGCCCGAAAAAAGAGCGCCGCCGGTTGCCTCTACGCGAGGTGCTTGAGTGAGTCCACGACGGTATCGACTGCCTGTTGTTCCACCGACGAGTGGTCGCCGTCCATCGAGACGTAGTTGCCGATGAAGCGCGTGCCCTCGTTGGGAGTGTCCACGGTTGGCGATTCTCCCGAGAGAATCACCGAGCGGTTTCGGTTGTCGGCGGTTTCGACAACCGCGTTGAGCCACTTGGAGACAGTCTGCGAGCGGAGCGACTTGTGTCCCGTGAAGACCGTCACGGCCTCGCGCGACTCGTTGTACTCGGCCAGCTTGAGCCAGCCGTATGCGATGAGCGCGACGTTCCCATTGTCACTCTTACGAGTGACAAGTCGGTTCTGGTTGTACGTCTCGCCAGCAGTGTTGTCGGTGAACATTTCGAGCATCGCCTTCCGCGAAGTCTGGTGCGCCATTGCAATTGAAACAAGGGGATACACACTTATAAATCTTGTTTCACCATGGTGAAAGGCAGTCGCGGATACGACTGCCACGCAGTCACCTATGGCTCATATCCGCCAGTGTAGCCGAACGTGTAGCCACACTTGTCACAGTAGTGACCGGTCGGGTTTCCCATCTTCCAGTCGGCAACCTCTGACGCCACGAGCGCCTTGCCGTCACAGTCGCAAGCGTCACGGTCGATTTCTACCATGGTTCCACCTGTGGGTCGCGTGTCATCTCATGCTGGCGCATGTCCTGAACACGTCGCTCCTCACGGCACATCGGGCAGTGGTTGTCTTCAGGGTACAGGCCCTCGTAATGAATGTCATGCTCGGCACAGTACTCCTCGGCTTCGGAACCGAACAGGCCACACTTGCCACATCGAGTCTGGCCTCCAGACTCGGGAACGCCCTCGCCGTGGACGCCGCACTTGTCGCAGTCGATGCCTACGTACAGTTGGCCTAACTCTCGCGCCATACTATACCATTGTCCCACGGGTATATAAATCTTGTTTCACCATGGTGAATCGCGGGGCGATTCACGACAGCCCCGGCTGTCGACTATATGTCGAGGCGCTTCTCGTACTCCCAGTCCGGGTCTGGTTCTGGTTCTGGTTCGTGGTCGCCTATGTCGCCAGTGTGTGGCGGGTCACATTGAAGTGCCATCAGTCGTCCTCGGGCGGGTTCCCCGAGCGGTGAGGCGGTCGGTCGTCGTCGTAGACCTCGATGTTTGAATCGGGGTCGTTGTCGAGAGTGATGAGCGTATAGCCGTTAGACTGTCGCTCATGTCCGACGACCGTCGCAGGCATGTAGCCATGCGCGTCGGCAAATTGTTTGAGGCTCGTTCCGTTCTTACCGTCTCGGCTTTGGGCTTCTCCCATACTACTACCCATGGCCTCGGGGTATATAAATCTTGTTTCACCATGGTGAAAGGCCATCGCAGAAGCGATGACCGCCGCACCGCTATCTCTTGTAGGAGCGCACGCGCACGCCGTCGTCGGTGACGCTCAGGGAGTAGCCCATACCTTCCAGCTCGCTGATGATTTTGGCAGGCGCGTTCTGGATGTACAGCGAGTCCTTCTCGACTATATCCGTATTGTTGTTGACACCACCTATCTGCACCGTGACGCTGGCCGTACCGTTGCGACCGCCGTTGTTCTGAATCGCGCTAATCTGTTGCAGGACTTCCGCACGCTCTGTTGCGTCCATACCTATACCATGGCTTCGGGGTATATAAATGTTGTTTCACCATGGTGAACTGCGAGTTCGTGACGAACTCGTCGGCGGTCGGTGAGTCGGAGACGTAACCGACAGAAACGCTGGTGGCAAAAGAAAAAGCCGCCGGTCGGCTCACTCTCGGCCAGCGAGTTTCTCCATTTGCTCGCGGTACTCGCCGTTGGTCAGCGGGTGCGTGCGGCTCCCTGCACCGCCGGAGCGTCGGTCTTCCCACGACGTGGCCGTGTCCACTCGGTCGAAGTTACAGCGGCGACAGCGACCGGTCTGGTCGAAGTCGTGGTCGTCATTCAAGCACGCATGAGGGATTTCTGGTGTGTCTCCCATATACACTCATAGAAGGGCAGGGTATATAAAAGTTGTTTCACCATGGTGAAAGGCAATCGAAGATACGATTACCGTGCGGCTTAGTAGGGTGGCCCGTCGTACTCGGGCAGGTCTTTCTTGTCAACAGCGTGACGTTCCTCGTCAGCACGACGCGCGTCCTCGGCGTCAGCCTTGATGTGTTCATATTTCAACTCGCAGTGGTCGGAACAAAACTTTGCTCCGAATCGGCTAACCGTGTAACGCTCGCCGTTCGAGGCAGTTTTCTCGGGGTCGTCGTACTGATACTCGCCGTACTCGCGGGACTCGTTATCGCACGTCGGTCGCTTACAGGTGTCGTCTCCCATACTATACCCAAAGCCCCGAGGGTATATAAATCTTGTTTCACCATGGTGAACTGCGAGTTCGTGACGAACTCGTCGGCGGTCGGTGAGTCGGAGACGTAACCGACAGAAACGCTCTGACCAAAAAGAGTGGTCGTGCCTACTCTTTTGCGAGTCGGTCTTTCTCGACGGCCTCGTGTATGTCACTCGCCGCAACCTTCTCGGGTTCGTCCCGATAGTTGAGTATGTCAATCCACGGCGTGCCGTCCTCGTCTACCCGAATCGTTCGGATAAGCACCTCGTCGCCTTCGGTCGCACCTTTGTGGTCGTGTTGCCATACGAACGTGTCGCCTACTTCTATCCAGCACGTCATACTACAACCAAAGCCCCGAGGGTATATAAATGTTGTTTCACCATGGTGAAACGCTCGCACAATAAAAGAGTCCCGACGTCGTGCCAGCGGGCTTACTCGAACGTGTACTCCGGCCACTCCGCGTCCTCGCGCTCAGTCCAGAGCGTGTAGCCGTACATCTCAGCGAACCGGATGAGTTCCTGCTTCGACTCAGGCTTATCCGTGAACTGAATCGTGAACCGACCGCTGTCGAATCCCTGAATCCACTCAGGCTCGAAGATTTTGCGAATCTGGCCGAGCATCATACGAGTCGAGTCGTCCGTCGTGCCGCGAATTTCGGTCGCCATTACAACCTAACGTATGGGGTCGGGGTATATAAATGTTGTTTCACCATGGTGAAATGCTCACCGCAAAGAAAAAGCCGCCGCTCGTCTCAGTATCGCTTCTCGGTTTCCGCGATGGCCTTCTCGGCAAGAACCTCCGCGTTCTTGTCGGGGTACTTCTCATCGAGTTTTGCGAGCAGGCGTCGGGCGAACGTCTGGCCCTCGTCACTCAGTTCACGCTCCGCGATTTTCAGTCGCCCGTGTCCCGCCCACGAGTCGGGCATAACGCCCGTCAGCATCGAGTCGAGGTCGTTCTTGTACTCTGCCATGTCGTATCCGCTTTGGCTCTCTGCCATACCTAACCATTGAAATGTTGTTTCACCATGGTGAACTGCGAGTTCGTGACGAACTCGTCGGCGGTCGGTGAGTCGGAGACGTAACCGACAGAAACGCTGGCCACAAAAAAGAGCGCCCGCTATTTCTCGATGACGTGGAACTCGTACTCGTCGCCGTACTCGTGTTCCTTCTCACCTGCCAACACTTCCATCTCCTTGCGCGTGCCGTGGCCCCACACCTCACCCACTCGCCTGTCGAGCGAGGGATGGGGTCGGGTCACACGCAGTTTGAACGGGTCGTCTGGTGACGGGTCGGTTGGTCGTTCGCTCTGGCGCAGTGCCTCGTGTCCGGCGGTCACTCGTCGTGCCATACCTAACCATTGGCCCACGGGTATATAAAAGTTGTTTCACCATGGTGAAACGGTCGCTCGAAAAAAGAGCGGTCGCTTATTTCAGTCCGAAGCACTCGGCACAGGCTGGCACTTCGCGCGTGCGCCAACGTTCCGTTCGCTCGTCCTGAAACTCGAACCGCATCATCTCGACGCCCGAGTGGGCGGAGTCGAAGCAGTTGCCGAACTCATCGAGGTGTCGCTGATAGCCTCCTGCCATACCCGTCCTATGGGTGGAGGGTATATAAATGTTGTTTCACCATGGTGAAACGCTCGGGAGATAAAAGAAACCGCTTCCCTAAATCATCCCGGCTTCTACGATGGGTGACTTACAGCCACACTCGGGATGCTCGTTTCGCTGGTCGGGGTCTATGCGATGCCCGTGGGGGCAAATCATCGTGCCGCCGATGTCAGTCATCCACTCGTCGCCCGCAACCTGTTGTAGCATTGCTTCGCTTACCATACTACAACCAAAGGGTGGAGGGTACTTAAGTCTTGTTTCACCATGGTGAAACGCTCGCACGAAAAAAAAAAAGAGCGACCGCCTTGTGCCTACGGTTCGACGGGCAGGAAGCCCTCGGAGCGCATCCGTTCTCGCGCGAGGTCGTGGGCGTCTTTGGTCGCGCAATCGCTCACGCCTGCCAACTCGCCCGACGTGAAGGCTCGGGACTCAGACCAGTCTCGCGCCGCGTCGTACACGTTAAAGGTGTAACCGCCTGACCACACGCACGCCTCGCCGTCGCTGTTGAAACCGATGAGTCGCGCGTGGTGGGTCGCGTCTTTGACGTTCTGTGCTAATCCGCGTCGGCTCGCGTTGACTGATGCCATTGCGTATTGACCAAAGGCCCACGGGTATATAAAACTTGTTTCACCATGGTGAAACGCTGGCGGTGACTGAGCGATAGCTCAGTCGAGGTCGCCCTTGATTTCCTGAAGCCGCGTGCGCTCCATGCGTAGAGCCTCGCGCTCCGCCTCAATCATGCGATACTGTGCGTCGGACGACGCCGCGAAGTCCCACATGTCTGACAACTCGCTGAGTCGTTGCTCGATGGCCGAGAGTCGTCGCCTAACACGTCGCTCGTCTGCGCTGATGGCCTGTGCCATGGCAGTACGTAGTACTGCCGGGTATATAAATGTTGTTTCACCATGGTGAAAAGCGATTTCCAAAAGAAATCGCTGACCGCCTCAGATGAGGCCCGCCTCTACCAGTGGGCTGACACATCCGCACTCACCCAAGCCGTTGCGCTGGTCGTCCTCGCACCTGTGCCCGTGGGGGCAGATGAGCGTGCCCATGCCGTCAGTCGTCCACTCCGTGCCTTCGAGGAATTGCTGTTTCATTGCGTCCATACTCTTACCAAGAGGGCAGGGTACTTAAGTCTTGTTTCACCATGGTGAAACGCTCGTGCCGAAAGAGAAATGGTAGAGTGGTGTGCCTGACTCTACGTGATGGGCGGGTCTTGCGAGGGCAGGGCACGTCGCCCTCGCCCCATACTTGTACATAGCCCTCGGGGTACTTAAGTCTTGTTTCACCATGGTGAAACGCAGTCGATAAAAAAAAGCGGTGGCCGTTACTCCTGCATGAATGACACGTCGAGGTAGTCACCCTTGCGCCGATACTCAGTCCAGAACTTGTAGTCGTGCAGTGACATGAATTTGATGAGGTCTTCGAGGTCGTCGTCCAGCACGTCGAGGTTGATGGTGTCGTCGCCCGTCGCCTGTGACCAGTCGAGGTCGAACAGGTGTTCCGCGTGGTCGATGATTCGAGTCTGCTCCGTCGTGGCTTGGTGTCGCGCCATACCCTTCCTATGGCTCCGGGGTATATAAGTCTTGTTTCACCATGGTGAAAGGCGATTTCAAAAGAAATCGCCGGTCGTTGTGTCAGATGATTGTCAGCATGATGAGAGACATGACAACGAGTGAGAATATCACTCGTCGTCCTCCGCTCGCGTGACCGTCTCCCATCCTGCGATTTTGGTCTGCTGTGCCTTGCGTGCGTCGGTTGCGGTGGTGGTGTGTCGCACATATTGACCAAAGGGTGCGGGGTATATAAAGGTTGTTTCACCATGGTGAAACGCTGTGACAGATTTGGGCAAATTCGGGTCACGGGCATACCGGCTCTCGTGTTTCACCATGGTGAAACGCTCTCAATCGACAAATAAAAAAACCGCCGCCCGCCCTACATCAGGACGAGCGCCGCAGTCGGACTCACTCTCAGTCCTCTCTGAGTCCTGCCAGCACCATCGCATTGCCTGCCTCTGCCGCAGTCGTGTTGTCGCTCATTAGCACCGTCACACGTCCCTCCTCGCACTTCTCACGGGACAGGTGCTTGCCGCAGACTGCCATCCAGCCCTTGGTGTTGTGTTTGGTTTCCTCTTTGTACAGCGTGCCGTCGTTGTCCGAGTTGTAACAGCCCGGACAGGAGCAGTACGTCGTCATGGTTCGGTCAGACAAGTGTCGCTCACTTGCCTGATTACCGACCATGGGTGAAACTATTTCACCATGGTGAAACGCCCGGTTCCTCTCAGAACCAGACGTATCGGAACGCTCGCGTGATTCCCGCCGTCTTCATCCGCTTGCTACTGTACAGGTTCGACTTGTACAGGTCATTCTCGTCTGCGATTTCCCCGAGCATATCCAGCATGTCGGGAAGGAGTGCGACTCTCAGTCCGCCGTCGCAATCCCACGTGTAGGACAGGAACGTCCTGTCTTCCTTCATCGCCTTCTGCCGCCCGTAACTGCCGACCCAAGTCACCGGCCTGACTTGGACTTCTTCACCGTGATACCAGCCGTCGATTCCGCCTTTGTCCTGCCCCGGACTCCCTTTTCCGAAGTGACCGTTTTGGGCGAGGATTTTCTCAGCATCCCAACCGAGGGAGTATTTGAGGAACACCAACCCGAGAATGAGTTGAGTGTCCGGGTCGCTTTCGAGGGTCATTTCGTGAACCTCATTCCACGCTCGCGCCATGCCGCCATTCTCGACGAGAATGGCCATGACTTGTCTGACGTTCAAGTCGTGTTTTACGACTATGGGCGTAACGTTCGAGGAACCCTTTGATTCCCCGAAGTAGCCAGCCAGATTTTTCTTCAGACTGAAATGTCCGAACCCGCTATAGACGAGCTGATTCGCCGCATCGGACATGTCGATTATGATACCCTCCGAACCCGAGAACCCGTCGATGTGACCTTCAATTGACATCGCGCCAATTAGGTCAATTTCGACATCGAAGAAATCGAGGAATATTTGCTCGATTTCTCGCGCTCGCGCCTTGGGGTGTGATTCTTCAGTGGTGCTAACCGTCGTATCTGCTATGTCGTATATCGTACTCATGGGTCTTCTACCGCCTGATTTCGACACCTCTCATATCTGCCGAAAGCCGCAAATTCGACATGGACGCAGTTTGATTTATCCACAGTTACCGGATGTGTTTTGCTGACTGTGGCCGGTGGCTTGATTTCGACATACCGGAGCCAAGACCGGTCGGATTTGAACCGTTAGGGGTGTGCTAACCGCCGATTTCCGATTGTTGCGGCGTACCGCCAGTGTCGGAAACCGTCGCCAGCCCGCCTTCGACCACATATGATAATTATCGCCTACGCATATAAACCTTTCTTAGTAGGGATAATAGGTCTGTTAGGAATTAAAGGATTGCGCCGAATATATTAATATTCGAGCGAATATATTAGGATTTCTGCCCAAATAATAGGCCATATTAGGTGATTATATTCCTTATACATGTGCGTACAATATTAGGTCATATAGGTTGATTATATGGCCTTGTACATGTGTGCGCATATGATAGGCTGATTATATGCCCTAATATGCTGTGCCCATCATTTAAGGAATATTAGGATTTTCCTGAGAATATTAGGTCATATAAGGTGTCCTTATATGTCAGCGTTTTTTTATAACAAAATTTATGTAAATCGGCTGACATGCCCGCCAGCTCGACTGCAAAGAAATAGCTATTGAGAGTCACCATTATGCTTTTTATATCCGAAAGACTTAAGTTACTGCAAAATAAATATATCAATAATGCCATACACTAAACAAGAATTAAAGAATGAGCTTCTACGGTGCTACAAGGAAAACGGTAACGTATCAACCGAAATACTAAACTCGACTAAAACTGATTATCCAACACAGATGACCTACTACAATCACTTTGGCTCTTTGAAGAATGCAAAGGAATCTGTTGGTATAATTTCAGGACATACAAGGGAGCGAGTTTTATCTGATATTAGAACTTGTTACGAGAAGTATGAAGAAGTATCTACTGATACTTTGAACAACGACGATGAGCTTGTTAATTATCAAACAGTTTACGACCATTTCAACTCAATATCTAAAGCAGTTGAAGAATCAGGAATAAATTGGGAAGATGCAAAGTGCGACGTTACATACAATGAACCTGAATACAGTGAAGAAGAACTGATAGAAAACTTGATGAACTGTAAGGATGAGCAAGGAAACACAAAAACAACGACAGTAAACGATTTCGGCGGACCAACAGCAACCGTTTATCGGGACAGGTTTGGTTCACTAACAGAAGCTCGTAAAATAGCCGGAATAGATGAGTCTTTCAAGGGAGGTAGCAATGGAAAAATACACAGACTATTACATAGCGTAGAGGTAGATGAAGATTCTGATGCACTGATATACGTACTCAAAATTCTCGTAAATGGTGAGGAGGCGTACTATGTTGGGGAAACAACCAACATCTATTCACGATTACAGTCCCACGTTTACAGAACCAATATACAGACATGGGCAAATGGACCGTATGGAAAAATACTTTCTCCTCGTGAAAAAGCTAATGAGATGAATGAAATATCAGTAGAATCGATAGAGTACACAGTACCACTCTATCAAGACAGTGATGAATCAGATATTGAGTTCAGGAGAAGAAGAAAATACAAAGAGCATCACGAGCATTTGTCTCTAGCAATAGATAAGAACACACTTGAGGTCTACGGTGGCCGGTAGGGGTGAAATTCAAATCGACCCAGACCGGTCTACCCTCGAAAAATATGAGGAGTCAAATCTGGTCAGGCATAATGCAATCGAAAGACCTAAGTAGCTACGGCACAAACCCCTACTTATGTCTAACGCTGAAGACGAGTTCTCATTTCTCGTTGGTGTAACGCTGTTCGTACTGCTCTCGATAATCACTGGCTCCGTTTTGCTTGCATTTCTCATCACGGCGCTACTACTCTGGCTCGGGTAAGCGAAAGCTTTAAGTCCCTATAGCCCGTATAGTGGTACAAGGAGTGAACATGGGAAGGCTCTCAGTGGGGAAATTAGTACTCTACACCCACACTATATTGCACGATGCATGGGCCTTTCTCTAAGACGTTACTCGTGCCACGCGCACCTTGAGAGACACTACCGAAAGGTTTAAGTGCGAGCAGTGCATAGTGTCAAGTACGTGATGTCATCCGTGCATATTGACCCGTTCGACCGAAGTAATGGCAACGGTTCACGGAGCGCGGAGGAAGATTGGTTAGACGAGAATACCACAGCGGCAGAGAATCAGTGGTCCACGGCAGAGACTACATTTTATTACTGGGAGGCAAGCGCCGCCCAACAGAGTAAGTTTCAAGACTTGTACGACGCCCACCACGGGAAGGGCGAGAGTGACCGACGTTCTACAATTCGTCGCTCTCACATCGTCAGTGATGCGCAGACGTTTGCGAGCATTCTGGAAATGCCGCGACCACAGGAAGAACACGTGGTCGCCATCGCCCAAGAACTCGACTTTTCCCTATTTGGTGGAAAGCCTTACGAAAAAATTCTCCTCGCTGTTTGCAGTCTCGTTTCAGACGAAGCACTTTCTCGCAATGTCAATCAAAATTCAGTAGACGCTTCTCTTGCGAACGAGAGGCTCATTTTGACTGACGAGTTCCGTGACCTGATGAATGTAAATGACCTCGGCTCAAAGGAGCATAGCCGAATACGACAAATGCTTCGAGAGAAGACTGACGTGTTTTAGGATATATCTACCCCCATTTAAAGACCCAAGGGATAGTATATAAAGAACCGGTGAGTCCGCGACTCACCCTTAAGTATGCCAACGCATATAGTATATAAATGAAACCTTCGCGGTGACTTCTATGGCCAACAAAGAGAAAGACGATTACTACTGTAGCGCCGAGGTCCGAGAGCCGCAGGTCCCTGACGAATGGGACCAAGACGTGGGCTACTGTGGAAACCGCGCTGGATTCCGCACTGACCACGTGGGTGAGGGACGTTGTTACCTTCACGGCGGAATCTCGAACAACCACGGCACTAACTACGCAGAAAAGCACGGCCTGTACGCAGACAGGCAGAACTACTACGACAACCGCTCTGTCATGGAGCAGGCATGGATTGACTCCATTGTCGAGTCTATCCTCGACCGAGCGCCGTTCGGACCTGAGCAGAAGTACAAGCTCGAAATGGTTCGTAACGTCGCCATCGACATGCACAAGATGAAGAACGCCAATGACTACATTGACGAGAAGGGCGTTGTGCATAAGGATAAGACGGTGGGCTACACCGACGACGGCAAGCCTATCAAGATGGACGAGGAGAACGTTATCAACATCGCCTACGACCGCCTTGACCGAGCGACGACCCGCAAGCTGGAGAAACTCGGTGTCCTCAATGACCCCGAGAGTCAGAAGGCTGAGGCGAATCAGAACATCGCTGACGAGCTAAGCGAACTGCGACGACAGCGTGAGGAGTCTGATGATTGAAGACTTTTCGTCGGGCTATTATCGCGCGACCATGAACGTACAGGAGTACGACGACGGGCCAGTTATCGAACAAGGCCTATACGACTTCATCAACCGCAAACTTTATCTTGACAGTGATGTCCCTGTGATGATGCGCGTAGGCCTTGATGCAGGCGTGACCTTTGAGGTGGACGCAGAGAGTGCCATACCGCAGGACGTACTGGCACTGCCAGAAGAGCTTGTCCCGAGTGAGGATGAGTCGAACGTCTTCGTACTGAAAGCACAATACGCTGACACAGTAGGTAGATACAATGGTTGACGCAAATAAGCTACTCGATGAGCCGAGCTACTTCGTCGAACACTACATCGGTGTAGAGCCGTTCGACTACCAGAAGGACTTTATGGACCATCCGTCCGACCGGAAGGCGTTCGTGTCGGGACGACAGGTCGGTAAGTCTCGCTCGGTTGCGTGGTACGCACTGTGGAAAGCGGTAACATACCCCGGAAGCGAAATCCTCATTACGGCAAAAGCGCAACGCCAGTCGATGGAGCTGTTCAACCAAGTCAAGAAAGAGATGCGCATTTCCGACATCTCGAACGAGGACTGGGGTGTGGAGAAGGACACGCGGACTGAAATCCACTTCGGCAACGGTTCACGGATTGTCTGTCTCCCTGTCGGGCGAGACGGGTCGAACATTCGTGGATACGGGACTGACCTCGTTATCGTAGACGAGGCCGCCTTCGTCAAGGACGAGATTTTCCAAGAGGTTCTCGCGCCGATGCTGGCAGTTGGCGACGGGACGTTCATTCTTTTATCGACTCCGTTCGGGAAGAAGGGCTTCCTGTACAATAAGTTTAACGATGACAAGTGGTACACGAAGCAAGTGCCCTCGTCGGCCAACCCACTCGTTGACCAAGACTTCATCACTGAGCAGAAGCAACAGCTCACCAGCACGCAGTTCAAGCAGGAGATTCTCGGAGAGTTCGTTGAGTCGAGCGACTCCTTCTTCCAACGGGAAGAACTCCTTAACTGCACGACTGACGAGCCTGTTGACCGAACGAGCGACATTACCTTCATGGGTGTGGACCTCGCGGCACAGGGAGCAGACTCGTCCGTGTACGTGTGCGTGGACGATGACGGTAAGGTGTTCCACGTTGAACACAAGGCCGAAGCGCCGATGACTGACGCCATGGGACGCATCCGAGAACTCGATGCCTACTACGACTTTACGAAAATCGTGGTGGACAGCACAGGACTCGGTGAGGGTGTCGTTGACCAAGTGAAGGAAGACCTTGGCCGCAAGGTCGAAGGCTTCAAGTTCACCAACGACAAGAAGCAGTCCTTGTATAACACGCTGAAGAATACTTTCCAGAACGGAGAGATTGAATTTTACCACGTGCCGGGCAAGACTGACCTGCCGGGTAACAAGATGTTCAGTCAGTGCCTTGAGCTAACGTATAGCTACACAAGCACAGGAAAGGTACGAATCGAGCATCCATCGGGTGGACACGACGACTTCTCCGACGCGCTCGCCCTGTCGGTATGGGCACGCAGTCGGAAGAATTTCGCCCGGTCGGACAAGGAAAGTATGAAGCCGTTCAACCTTGGTAGTCTACGATGACGGAACGAATCAAGCGTGGAGACACGAATCCGCCATTCGAGCGACGGCTTCGAGATGGTAACGGTGAGCCGGTGAACGTGACTGGTGTTGATGACATCGAGTTCCACATGCGAGACGAGAACTTCAACGTCGTCGTCTCGGACAACATCGTAGGGAATGTGGCAATCGTTGACGCCACGTCGGGCAAGGTCGAGTACGACTGGCAGACGGATGATACGACGGACGTAGGCTCATACAAGGCTGAGTTCGTGGTAGACTTTGGCGCGGACGGAATCCGTTCCTTCCCTGCCGACGACAACTACGACGTTGAGATAGAGAGTGATATTGATGACTGATGTAAGCGTATTACAGGGTGGGGTACTTAAAGTTGACGACACCGGTCCAAACTTTCGAGCGATGCTCTTGGACGAGGACGGAAACCCAGTGAACCTGACAGGATTTACAGCCACACTGCGCGTTCGCTTGCCGAACGCTGATTCGGCCAAGGTCGATACTTCGATGAGTGTCTTCGACGCGGAGCGAGGCATTGTCGAGTACGACTGGCAGGCGGCTGACACCGACGAGACAGGACTATACACAGCAGAAATTGAAACGACTGACGGAACCGACACCATCAGTTATCCAAGTGACACATACTTCCGCGTACATATAATCGAGGACTTAACATAATATGGCAGACAGATTTGGACTCAGCGGTTTGAGAGATGGTGTAAAGAAACGCGCCGAGGAGCTTGCGCATCAGGAAGATGCGCGAGTACAGTCATACGACGAGCCTCGGCCAAGCGAAGACGAGGGGCCATTCAAGCCCTACACGTTCCAGCAGTCTGACTTCGACCGAACGGAGCCTGACCATGACGCGATGCACAAGTACTGGCGTCAGTTCGAGACGACGCCGTTCGTGCGAAAGTCAATTACGTCGTTCGCACGACAGGTCATGGAGCCGGGCTACTACATCCAAGCAGAGGATGGCAGTCAGCTTGACCAAGAGACGCTCAAGGACCTTGACCACTGGCTCACAAAAAGTTCGATTGTCGAGGGAGAGTTCGGACAGGACTTCCGCCAGCTTGCGAAGAAGGCGATTATCCAGCAAGAGGTTCGCGGAACTGCCCTCATCGAGAAGGCTCCGTCGAAGAACGACGTAGACGAGCTTGCCGGACTGAAGCTCATCAACGCTGAGACGATGGAGGCGGTCACGCGACCCGGACAGTCTATCCTCCTGCAACCGGAGGACGTAGATGAGTTCGAAGATGCTCCTGCCGCCGAATCGGGAGGGGCCGCCGCATGGCTTCAGGACCTTGGTGAAACGGAGACATTTTTCGGGACTCCTGTGTCTGGAAGAAACCGTGGCATCGACAACGATAAGGACGACGACTTCAAGGTCGGGTTCCGAGAGGACGAAATCATCAAGCTGGCACGAGACGCTGACGCTGGTGAAATCTTTGGAACGTCGCGTCTCGAAGCAGTAAGCGACCGAATCGAGGGACTACGCCAGAAGCTTTGTGACAACGACGACGCCATTGCAAGCAAGGCGTATCCGCTCTGGCTCTTCCTGTTCGGGTCTGAGGACAACCCGTGGGAATCCGATGACATAAACGAGTTTATGAAGTCCCACGAAATGGAGAACTTCCACTCTG